GTTCTTACCTCCTGCCTACTCCCCACAACGGAGCGGCTTCTACAGATCAAGGGCAATACTATTGTGCAGTAACCAGTTCCTATGGAGAGGACTCTGCAAATACCGCAACACTATCTGTCTTCAACCCTAGTAGGTCTTGGTGCAAAGTAACCTACGAGTCTACTTTCCAATATACGATAGTAGAAGTCCAGTGGGAGACCGACCTAGAGGGCAATGTAACAATACGCTCTCCCAAACCTATATACGGCACTTTATGGACCTATGGTATCTATGTAGAGAATAGTGAGCTCGATACTGGCTCAGTCTCTCTCCTCCCCTTCCTCTATCTTGGCGCAGCCCGCACATACCTCCCCATCCCCTGCGATGACGCACCTATTATAAACATGGTAACATGGCAAGGGAAACTCTGGGTAGATAACATATATGACGACATAGAAGCTATGAACACCTACATAGCTTTCACCATAACAGATGCCCTTGATGGTGGAGTAGCTACCGTGGGTCATATATATTTGGTGTTCAAGGGATAACTGCTTTTAGTCATTCAAAGGAGTGGGATTGATGATCATGAATCTGTTGGACCTCATCAAACACCATGAAGGATGCTCACTGCGGGCATATAAATGCCCGGCTGGAAAAACGACGATTGGGTGGGGGCACAACTGCGATGACAATCCAATCCCGCAGAGCGTTGCTGATAGGTTGCTCGATTTAGACATTGCAGTAGCCCGGGCTACTTGTATCCGGCTATTCCCGATATGGAGTCATCTTGGCGAGGTACGTCAAGCTGTGTTGGTTGACATGGCGTATAATCTTGGTGAAGGTGGGTTACGGTCGTTCCTACGGATGCGCCGGTGTATCGAGGCGCTGGACTGGGCAGGTGCCGCACGTGAACTACTTGACTCGAAAGCAGCCCGTGAACTCGGCTCACGATATAGGTGCTTGGCGCGCATGATGGAGAGCGGTAAATGGTAAGTCATATATATTTCTTGAAAAGCCTTAGAGTGAGAGGATGCAGTAAGGCCCACCGCAGCTTCCTCCGGCTGCGCTCGTTTCCTACGCTTGCTGCCCCAAGCGCCATGTGCGGGAGCTTATTCCTTCCCTCCCGCCACACACCCCAGCGCATCCTCTCACTCCCCACTATATAAGGAATAAGAAATGAAGTTATCTGTATCCCATGAAACTCGGTTAATAGCCGCTCTAGCAGCTCTCTTTACCACTTGTGTGGTGGCTATCAACTATGTTGTATATACCAAGAATACCGCAAATCATGAGGAACAGCTATCTACTAGGTTTGTTAGTGCTAAGGAGTACGAGGCAGCGCAGGTTGCTTCAGATAGACTTGTATCCTCACAGATATCTGATATTAAGATTAGTATAGCTGCAATACGTGATGATGTAGAACGGAACAGTACTCGCTTATATGATATTGCAGTAAAGCTCGGAGTGCAAAAACCTTGAGCATCAAGAAGCGTATAGCAGTTTGGTTTATTAAAAAGGAGATAAGGAAAATGTCCGAACAAGTATTAGTTCCCCTCAAGAGTCCAACTACAGCCGGGTTAGCAGAAGGTGGCACTGCCTTAGGAATAATTGCAGCAGTGATTGGTATAGTCAACTCTCTGCATCCTGGAACAATCTCTCCTGACGCCACTACACAGATTGTGACCATCCTACCTATTGTAGTGGGCGTCTTCAAATGGTTCCGAAAGTTCATTGAGAACCGGCAACTGTCCACAGTTCCCACTGTTGGTACTGCCCCTGTGGATGTGAACAAGGCTCTTGCTGCGAAGAAAGACATGTAGATGCCTCAGAAACAAGGTATATCAGAAGAGATCCTACAGGCTTGCTACCACAGCACGCCACTCTTCTGCCGCACCTTTTTTTCTGATCGCTTCTACACTCCCTTCAACGATCTCCACGAGCAAATCTTCGACCTTATTGATGCCCGCGATAGCAAGGGAAGGCCCGCCTATAGGAAGATAGCAATAGCTGCTCCTCGTGGGTTGGGAAAGACTAGCATCCTCGCAATGGGCTATGTGGCGAAGGCGATAGCATATAGGGACCACGCCTTTGCTGTTGTTATCTCCCAATCAGCCACTGCTGCAATCATGCAGACTGAGAATCTAAAGAGAGAGCTACTGGGAAATAAACTCTTCACCCACGCCTTTAACCAGGGACACTCTATAAAACCAGAAAAGGGGGAGTTTGAGGAATCTTTCTCCAAGGATACTTGGGTAGCCAAACTCCGGTGTAAGGAGCCTGGCTACTACGGCACCATGATCCTACCCAGGGGTAGTGGTCAGCAGATCCGCGGTGTGTTGTTTGGTAGCGCTCGGCCTAGTCTTCTCATCTTCGACGACCTTGAGGATAAGGAAACCATCAACAATGAAGATATTCGCGCCGATAGGAAGAGGTGGTTCTTCGGCGATGCTATGAAGACCATAGACAGATATAGTCCCGATAACTACCAAGCCCTCTACATAGATACTGTAAAGCATGAGGACTGTCTTCTCCTTAGTTTAATGGAGAGTAGCGATTGGGAAACCCTTAACCTTAGCGCCTGCGACGAAACTTACAAAACCCTAGCTCCATCATATATGACTCAGGTGGATCTGGATAAGCTGATAAAGGTTGCTAGAGATGAGGGTACTCTCGATGTGTTTGCTATGGAGTACATGAATGAACCTATCTCTAGGGAAAAAGCATCCTTCAAGCAGGAATACTTCAAATATTATGATGAGGGAACAGAAGGCTTACAGAAGAATAAGAATGTAGAGAACGTGGTCCTCCTTGACCCTGCCAAGTCTCAATCTGAGCATGGCGCTCGGAGTGCTATGGTATGTTGGGGTGTAAACACGATGACGGGAAACCTCTATATTCGTGACATAGTAGAGGGCATGTTCGCTCCTGACAATATGTATGCGGAGCTCTTCAGCATGGCTCTACGCAATAACGCACAAGTTATTGGTTATGAAATAACTGGCCTCAATGAATTCATAACGTATCCCCTCGAGGATGCTATGCTCCGTGCTGGCTACCGTTTTGAACTGGTGCCGCTGCAAGCAAGGCAGGGGAGTGGAGAGTATAGTGGAAGGGGAAAAGGAAAGGTTGGAAGAATTGCCGCTCTTGTGCCGTATTATCGAAAGGGCCTTATATATCATAATGGTAGTTGTACGGCTGCTCTTGAACAGCAACTCCTCAGTTATCCGAAATCAAAGAGGTGGGATATAATGGACGCTGCGGCGTACATAGTAGAGATGCTCGCCAAGGGCGAACGCTTCTACTGTCCCTTCTTTCAGGGGAATGGAGAAAGTCTGGTAAAGGCGGGAGAGCGTAGCACGCCTGAAGCAGAGTACCTGGAACTTGAAAAGCAATATGAGCCAGCTCTTAACGATGCCTGGATGATTGTATAATGCCCATAGTCTTAGACCCAAACAACAGCGGTATGCAGAGTTCCCTGACCTCTTACGACTACGGCTATACCTATCCCAATGGAGATATGCGGCCAGACAGTGAGCTCAGCAGGCGCATCTGCACAGAGGTATTAAAGAGGGCGAGAACAGCAAGACGGGCAATGGAACCGAAGTTTGATGCCTGGCGCAAGCTGGACGAAATCCTAACTGTATACATAACTCCCGATGAGAAGGAGCTTGCGGTACAAAAGCAGGACAGTCGCAAGCCTATCTCTTTGGTAGTACCCATAAGCTTCGCTGTCCTCGACGCCCTCCTTGCCTTCAACACAGCCTCTATGGCCCAACTTCCCTATTATAGATACACAGGGATAGGAGCGGCAAACCAGGTAAAGGCCCTTCTTCAAGAAAGGTGTTTGCAAGTACAGAGTATAAAGGCAAAGCACCTCCTCGGCCATCATACCCTCTGGCGTGATATGTTTGTGTACGGCTTCGGTGCGATGGTCCCAGAGTGGTTCACTCGCTACGGTTTCAAGGACAAGGCAACTCAGTATATGCAGACTGATCAGTTTACTGGTCAGCAAACGATGATAGAAGGACCTAAGCAGAGGACACAAATAGTACGCTTCGAGGGCCACCGCCTTGTAGTATGGGATCCTTACAACACTCTACCTGACCCCAACGTATCCATTGAAGATGTAGAGAGAATGGAATTCATAGGCAATGTATGGCGTGACTCACGAGTTGGTTTACTATCAGCTGAGCAGACTCCCAATAGTGGCCTCATCAATTGTCAATACCTCAAGCACCTTGGTACAAGTGGTATATCAACACTACTTGATAGATCTCGCCAGGCCGCCGCCCCCGACAACGCAGAAGGAACCTTCCCAGTAGATGTCATAGGAATGTTTATCTCCCTGGTGCCGAAAGAGTGGAAACTTGGCCCAAGTGAATATCCAGAGAAGTGGGTTTTCTGGGTTGCAGCTGATCGGATAGTAATAAAGGCCATGCCCCTCGGTACTAACCACAATATGTTCCCTGTGGTAGTGGCTGCCCCAGACTACAATGGTCACACACCCCTCTGTACAAGCCGTATGGAGCTTGTATACCCCCTCCAGCATTATGAAAACTACGTCCTAAACAATCATATTACCAACCAGAGGAAATTCATAAACGACAGACTTGTAGTAGATCCCTCTATCATCAACATGAAAGACTTGATGAACTCCACTCCAGGGGGAATAGTGCGCCTCAATAAGCCTGTGTGGGGCAAAGGCGTAAAAGATGGCATTATGCAGCTAACAGCCACCGATGTCACAAGGCAGAATATGCCAGACATAGCTATGGCTTCAGACCTCATATATCGTATAACAGGTGCCACTGACGCTATGCAGGGGGTTGTGAGGCAAAGTGGAGAGAGAGTAACTGCAACAGAGGTGCAAGGAACAAGGACAACTGCTCTTGGTCGCGTCCAACACGCCTTCAAGATAGCTCATGTGCAGTATATGAACGATCTCAGCGATATTCTTGCGAGCCAGACTCAACAATATATGTCTCAGGATGTTGAGTTAGAGATAAATGGCCGCTACCGAGAGATTCTTCAAAAAGAGTTCGGTGTTGATCAAGAACACGTAATGGCCGGCCCTGGCCAGCATGATGCGCAGGACTTCACAGACTGCGACTACGACGTTATACCTTATGAAGACTTCATGCCTGGGGGTGAGAATACTCAAGTATTAGCCCAAATGATGCAGCCTATGTTAAACCAACCTCAGGTTATTGCGGGAATCCTACAGAAGGTTGACATGAGCCGCGTCTTCCAACACATCCTTCGGAGTAATGGGGTAAACAGCTGGGACTCTTTCGAGTATTCTCAACAAGAACAAGAGAAGATGGCCCAGGAAGCTGCTCAGCAGCAGCAACAGGCTGTGCAACAGCAGCAAATGATGATGGCTCAGCAGCAGGAGCAGGAACAACTCGGCCTTCAGCAGCAACAAGCCCTGGAACTCCATCACCAACTTGCGTTAGAAGCAGTAAAGAGGGGTGCGCAGGTGCAAATAAGCGACAATGAACGGGTAATAGCTGAAAAAGAGAGGGGTAACTTGGTGCCAGCATGAGATTAACAAGGACAGAGTGGGAAGATTTCGAGAAGAGTCCACCTTGGCTTGATATTTTGGATAAGATAGGTGAGTGGAAACTCGATATCTTAGGGAAACTGGCCTTCAGTGCGGATACGATAGAAGAAGTGCGCCAACTTCAAGGTAGTATAGCTGCCTTAGTGCAGATGGGTAGTATAGTAAGCTGGATGTGTCCACAGGATATAAAAGAGGAGGAATAAAGTGAGTATAGAAGACCTTAATACAGAAGATCCATCAACCGCAGCACAGGTAACAGAGGATGACGTATCTCTCCTCATGTCGGAGGAATCTGTAAATGAGGAACCACAACGAGACGCAGCATCACCAGAGGAACCTACACCACCTAAGGCACCACCGATACAAGAAGAACCTTCTATGGAGACTCCTGAGACGCCTCCAGAACCTGTACAAGAGGTTGAGCCAGTACCTATGGCTTCTGTGGCTGGAGCAGAGGCTGCGGAGGTCCCAGTTCCTGAAGTAGACGAGCTTGCGCAGGCTCGACAGCAGGTGGAGGTACTCCGCTCGGAGCTCGAGAGAGTATCCGGCGCAGCTCTGCAAAATATACAGCAGCAGGCTCCACAACCCCCCCAACAGCCTGTACAACAGCAGGAGTATGAGTGGATAAAGGGGGAAGAGGAATTTCAGGCTTTTGGCACGGATAACAAGAAGACAAACGAAATCCTCTCACGGGTACATAACGCAGCTAGGGAAGAGGCTGTACAGGTAGTACTACAGAACATCCCTCGCTACGTCGCGCCAATGATGGCCCGCTTTGTAGGCCTCAACAATGCTATACAATCTTTTTGGGGAAGGAATCAAGACCTCCGCCCTTACGAGAAGTATGTATCATCTGTTTCTGTTGAAGTAGAGCAGGAACACGCTGATTGGGTGAATAACGGTGAGTTCGGTAGGGTCTTTGATGAAGCTGCGACCCGTGTAAGGACGCGCATTCCCCACATGGGGGGGAGTGCGCTTCAAGGAGCGCAAATGCAAGCACCTGTGCAACAGGTTCAGAGAGTTGTACCAGTTCCCACTGTGATGACAAGACCTTCTACCCGCGCTGTTGCGGTGCAGAAGGACGAAGCCGAGCGTGAGTTCGAGATGATGGATGCTTTGAATGTTTAGAAGCAGTTAGGAGAGAACAAAATGAGCCTACAAGGACAGTTGCAAAACTGGGGTATTTTTGCTGATGGAGAGGTTGTTGATATTCCCACCATCAGGGGAAAGTTCCTCAATAGTAAGGATCGCTTCCGGCACTTTGAGGACTTCAACCTCATTGCTGGTGGAACCTTGGCGAAACCGTGGACAGTCACCAGCCAAACGGGTACAGTAACTGGTGGTGTATTTGTCACTGGAGCTTCTACCGTATCCCACGGAGAGTATAAGGTAGCCCTGGCCACCACCACCGAAGCTGAGATGCTTCGTTTTGACTGGTATGACCACCTGGCGCTCAACATTAGTAAGAAGCCTATCTTCGAGTGTCGAGTGAAGATAAGTCCAGATCAGGCAGGTAGTGATAAGTTTCTCAAGACAGACGAGTATATTTGGATAGGCCTACAAGGTGTTTTCGCCACTGATCCTGCCACCGCCGCTACAAACGTAGGCTTCCGTCTCAAGGGTCTCAATACCACTGGGGATTTCAAGATATACCTTGAGAGTGATGATGCCTCTGTGGATAACGACAACGTGGACAGTGGTGCTGTGTGGGTAGCTGATACCTATATGGTCCTGAAGATAGACCTATCTGACCTCAGCAACGTCATCTTCAGCAAGGATGGCCTCGCTCTAAAGCCTCAAGTCTTCAATATGTCTTCGGTAACGGCAAATATCGCTTTGCAGCCGATGGTAGTGATTGTGAAACCGAGTATAGCTAATCAGAACCACGCAGTTACCCTTGACTACGTTGACATCAACTCAGAGAGATAGGGGAAGCAGTGGCCTATCGCGTTAGAGCGCCAGTTATACTGACC